CTTAATAAATCGGTGGTCATATCTGCAATCATTACACAAGCTATACTCGGTGAAGTCAAATGGTTCACCACATTGTTCGCAAATAGATAGTTTCATAAAAAGAAAAAGCCCAACCAAGGAGAGAGTATGGTCAGGCTTTTGTGGGATTACGTTATTAACGGACAGGAGTTGTCCAACAAATAGTATTATAGCATACTTTGCTATATCTGTTCAACAACATTATGCGTTTATTCGTCTTTCTGCTATTGTCAGTAAATTATCGTATGCCATGTCCAATTGCCAGAAAAAGGCTAATGGTGGTTTGGCACCTAAGTATTTAGCATAGATAGCGTCTTGTTGTCCTTGTTCTAAGCTATGTATGATAGCGTGTATAGTTCTAACATTAGACATATCTTGGGCAGAACACATCTCTTCGAATACTTCTGAAGTAGACTCTCCACCAGATGACATGCCTATGCTTTTAGATGGATAACCCAAACGGTGATTATCCGACTTCATCCATAAAGCCCAATCCTCTAAGATGGACAGTAGACGTTCCATACTAATCATATTGTGTTAGCGTATATGCTACGCTTTGCCCAAATGTTTCTTGTGTAGTTCTTTGTTGAAGGTTATGTTTAGCATCATCTGCGTTATGACTAATAACACCTTTTATTTGGTCTTCTGTGAAGTTTGCTGTGTGTCCAAATATACCTTGTAGTGGATGTGGCTGTGGAATGTAATAGTGCATAAGTCTATTATCTTTATCTTTGAATGCGTGTATATGACCTTCCATCTTCATGGTCACAAGCAAATTTTTAATAGTATTGTAATTTCCATCTACATGTGCTGCTATATCTTTTATAGCTTTAGGCTCTGTAAGATAAGCTAGTATTTTATCTCTAGTATTCACGATACATCCTTAATTTTACAATGCCACTTCTTCTTATCGTCTTGATGCCAACCATGTACATGAATAGACCAACCAGCTTCACGAACTGGACCTACGTTTTCATGGTCACCTATCTTCTTTACTCTAGCTGACATATTTGTTGCTGTAGTTGTTTGCACAGCTAATGTTTCTTTTCCCTTTAAAGCTAGTATATCTATAAAACCAAATAAATCTTGACGTATCCTAGCATAACTATTCCAATGCTCTGTAATCCAACATGTGTATCCTTCTTCTCGTAATTTTTTAAGACTTAATTGCGTTGGGCTAGTTGCCATCAAATTGACTTTCGTTAGGTTTAGATGTTCCTTCTTTAAATCTTTTTTCTACATCACCGGTAGCCTTATTAAGTTCGTATTCATAAGCGTGTGGTGATACGTCAGGACTGTTCGTTTTCTTTTTAAAAATCTTGTCCCAGTTGTCTTGTGCTTCTTGTTCAGAAATTAACAATGGTCTTCTTCCAGAACCCTTACCCATTATTTATCCTTTCTTGTTGTAACTTTTCATATTCTTTGTTCAGCTCACAACCTAAGTATTGTCTACCTAATTGTTTAGCTACTTGTGCAGTTGTGCCACTTCCCATAAATGGGTCAAACACAATACCAGATTTAGTTTCATTAGTATCACATTTACATTGTTTTACTAAACCTTCATCTAAATAATTATTATCACACTTTAAACCACTCTTATAAAATATTTCAGTCATTTGTTTATCATACTTATCATCTAATAAAAGCATTTGTTTAAGTTTAATCCAATCTTCTTTATCAGGATAACTACCACCTTTTTCAAACCAATGATGTGGTGCTTGTGTGCCAAATGCAGTTTCTATTTCGTCTATTGTTAATCCAATTAAATTTCTATTAGATTGTAAATATTCACGTAACTCATCATGGTTAGGTAAATTTCTATATTCTATTACTTGGTTTCTAAACTCTTTATCTATAATAGCGTATGGTTTCTTTTCTTTGTTAGTTTCAATAATGTTATTTCTTATTTGTTCTACTTCTTCTAAAGTTAAATTGCGTTCAATTTTAGTTTGTCGTTTATATGGAGTATTACATTTGACACATATTTTTTCAGGACTACCAGCTAATATACATGGTTCAATAAGAGCTGTTGGGTATGTAGCAAAATGTGCACCTTTGTAAGGTCTAACATTGACTGACCATACATCACGTTTATTTCTTAACTCATATACTTTTTGTTGGGCTTTAAGCAAGCCATTTCTTGTATCCATTTTATCAACACCAGTACCTTTTTGTGCATTTTTATTTCCAGCAGTTCTATCAGAATGTATAGCAGGCTCTTTTATAGCAACATGGTCAAAATAATATTGTGGTGATTTAGATAATAGAAATATATATTCATGGGACTTTGTGCATCTATCTGTCACAGACTCTGGCATTGGGTTTGGTTTATGCCAAATAATATCTTGTCTTAAATACCAACCAGCTTCACGTAATGCAAATGCCAACATCCATGGTATGCCAATTAAGTCTTTATTTTTTAAACCTTGTGACTTTAGCATTTTTGTATCACGAACTCTTGACTTCCCTAAATCCATAACATGAGCATTTTCTCTGTTAGTTCCTTTAGCTAAAGTTTGACCAATACTTTTACAATCTTTATGACTAGAATAACTATCCCCAATATTTACCCATAAAGTTCCGTCATCAGCTAATAGTTCTTTTACATGATTAAATACATCTACCATGTTTTCTATGTATTCTTTAGGTGTTTGTTCAAGACCTATTTGTAAATCTTTTCTAGTAGCACCACATTCACACATAAATTTTTTATTTGGTCTTGAGCCTACATTTGTTCCTTGTTTATCATTATCTTTAATATCATCTCCACGACTTCTAGCATCTTTATGGTCACAATTTATATCTCCACCTTCCCATTTAGCAGTTCCATAATCTCTTAATCCGTAATAAGGTGGTGATGTAATACAAGTGTTAATTTTGACACCTTCATCAATCCAACGTTTCATTATCTCTCTACAATCACCAAATTCTATTTTGTTCATTTTATTTGTATATGTCCGTTAGTAAATAACCAACCTATAGTTTTTCTATGTGCTTCTTCCCATGCTGCTATTCTATCATGCTTATCTAACATCTTATCATTATCTATCATATGGTGGCATTGGTGACATAAGAAAGCTATACGATAATCGTGTCCCTTAATGCCTGTTCCTTTGCCATCACGTAGTTGATTAGAGTGTGCAGATACAACTGTTCCATCTTGAATAGAACACATCATACATGGTGCTCCATCTGCTAACTTAAGTAGTTTAGGGTTTCTATAATTCATTTATTCTTTGTCCTATCCATTTCATTACAGGAACTGCCATAGAATTTCCTAATGCTTTATAGCGAGTAGTATCACTTGATGTTGGTGTATTTGTATAATTATCCGGAAAGCCTTGTAATCTTTCACATTCCATTGGAGTTAATCTGCGAACTTTTAAAGAATTAAATGCAATTGGAACATGTCCATAATCAGCTCCTGTGCTTAATGTTCTAGCAACTTGACCTGTTGATGTAAAATTATACCCATCAAAACCATTCATTAATGTGTTTGAAAAATTTTCTACTACTGATGGACCTGATGAAACGCCGCCACCTGTAGTAGTTATTGTTGCTGTAACATCACCTTGAATAGTTCCATTGTATGTATCTACTGCATAAGTTCCTACATTAGCTCTTGTTAAAGTATTTGATGTATTTGTTTCATTTACATATAGCCCACCATTAGGTCTATCTTTTCTAGTTCCATTAGCATCACAAAATGTAATATTATAAGAAATTACTGCGTTTCCTTCACTTCTTGCTGGGTTAAATGAGCCGTAGCTTGAAGGGCTTGCTCTAAGGCAATTGGCAATTTCTTTCCCCTTGTTTCTGCTCGGAGTAATATCCCTGCACAGGCTTTCTGACTCAAATAATACTTTGGCAGCACTTTTCCAGTCTCCAAGACATCCGACAACGAACACACGTCTGCGTCTTTGTGGCACTCCGAAATGTTGAGCATCAAGAACTCTGTAGGCGAACCCATACCCGAGTTCAGCCATGCCTTTGAGGAGGCAGGCAAAGTCTTTCCCTCCGTTACTAGAG